GCGCCAGCTTATCTCCTTGATGTTAATGGTACAATTGATGCATTAACTGTTACAGCAGGTAATTTAAGTAATGGAACAGCAACTATTGGAACACTTTTAAATACAACTCTAGTAAATTATGGTGTTAGTGCACAATGGGTTATTAACGGCGGTGGAACGGCAACGTGGACAGGAAGTAGTTTATTATGGAGTGCACGTGTAATTGTTATACCTGTTAAAAAATCAGAACATGGAAGTAATGGACATTTTGATATAAATTGTCCAACATCAGGAACTATCACTTATTATAATTCAGCTAATGTTACAACAACAGTTACTTGTACTGCTAGTGGTGTACCCATGACTGACTGGGAAGCATTGTATTATGAAATTACACCCGGACAATCTAACGCAAGTGACCAAACAAAATTCAGATTAGTACATTTTAGTAACTCTACATGGCGTCCAACTAGTAATTGGATTCTTGTAGCAGTAAGAAATGGTGACGATGCTTCATTAAAATGGATTCCTGGTAATTCTTATTTACCAAGAGGCGGAACATTTAATAATTATACAATTTTTAATAGTTCTGGTGTAGTTGGTATTGGTACAACTCAACCAGCTACTGGGTTTTCAACAGCTATACCAAATGCAAGATTAAGTATTTTATCTGGTGTATCTGGTAATAACAACGGAACTTCTAGAATTAGTATTGGAGGTGATAATAGTCATTACTCAGCTATTGAAGGAGGACATACTAATAGTGGTTCTACAACCTTGGCATTAATGACATGTTTAAATTCATCAACAAACTCCGGAAATCCTTTACCCAGGATGTTTATCACAGCTGGTGGTGATATAGGAATCAATACAACTGTACCAGCATATAAATTAGATGTAAATGGTGTTATTAAAAATAACGCAGATATTATCATGAGTAGTGCTTCAAGATTAACACTTTATAATGATTCTGGAGCTTTACAAATCCGCTCAAATAGCACTAATATGTTACACTTAAACCAAGATAATGGCGGAAATATTTCTCTTGGTGTAGGAGGTGGTAGTATTGGTATAGGGACAACCACTCCAAGTTTTAAACTTGATGTTAATGGAGATTTTCGAGCATATGGTGGACGTTATATTATTCAAAACACACAAGATGGAGGTACCGGGCGTGGTATTTATATGTGGCAAGAATCTGATACAAATTGGGCTATCTATATGGGACAATCTGGTGCAGGTAGAAGTTTTTCAGGAGGTACAGCGACAACAGGTGTTTATGGATTTTCTTCTCATGCTGTAAGATTTAGAGCATTCAATAATTCATCCTCTCCTGCTAACGGATGGATATTCGAAAATAACCAAGAAGGTCATGCTGCAAGTATTAGAAGTGATGGTCATATGTATATAGCTGGTAACATGGGAGTTGGTGTTATATCTCCAAGTTCCAAATTACATATTTCCGAAGCTTCTGGAACAGCAGCTGGCACAAATGCCGGTAGTATTATTTTAGACCACGAAAATAACGGAGGCGCATCCAGTATTACGTTTAGAAGTAAAATTAACCGAGGTAGTGACTATGCATATATTCAATATCAAGATGCGGCTACTGTGGGAGGCGGAGGTGAAGCTTCTAGATTTATTATAGGTACCCAAAACGATGGTGATGACCATATAGTATTAGACCCATCAGGTAGTGTAGGTATTGGTACATACTCACCTGGATTTAAACTTCAAGTTAATGGTAATATGCGTGCTGATAATATATACAATAATGGTTGGTTTAGAAATTATGGAGACCAGGGTCTTTATAACGAAGACTACGGATGTCATTTTGTACGAAATGACGCACAATACGGAAATTGGAGAATATATGGAAACGCTATAAATAGTTGGAGTGGATTGCGGTTTACAACCGCTGAAATTTCACTTATGGCTGGTAACGGGAGTACAAAGGAAGCAGGGTTCCATTACAATAATGTTGGTTGGGGTATGTATCTTGATTCAAGTAGAAATTTATTCGTACCTGGAAATATTACAGCTTACTGGTCAGATAGACGTCTAAAAACAAATCTACAGAAGTTGTCTCACTTTGATGATGTACTAACTTCATTAACGGGTTACTCCTTTAACTGGAATGAGAAAGGTCAAGAAATACTACAAAAACCATCTGATGAAACAGAAATTGGTCTTATTGCACAAGATGTTCAAGCAGTTATTCCTCAAGCTGTAAGAGTCAATAAAGCTGGTCAAAAATTAGACGACCCTGAACCATTTGAATATTTAACAATCAATTATGATAAAATTATACCATTCTTAATAGAAGGTTACAAAGCTCAAAAAAGCGAAATTCAAGATTTACATACCAAAGTTGAACGTCTAGAAAAATTAATTGAACAATTAACTAACTCAACTTAAATTTTTTTTTGGTTTTAATTTAACAAAATTAAATTATCACTTAATATTAAGTAAAAAGGAACAATATGCCTTTACAAAGTTCTGGTGAAATATCGTTTAGTCAAATTAGAACTGAAATGAATTTTTCTAGCGGTAGTAACACATCTGCCACTCACCCAACAACTACACTAACTAGTAATACGAGTGATTCAAACTACGTTGCTTCAGCATCGTCAGGAGCCTGGTGGTCACCAGCCTATTTAGCTTTTGATAATAGTTCACGATGGGAATCAGCGTCTGGTGTTTATTCTGATATTAATTACGTAGGTGGTGTTACAACAACAGTAGATGGAGTGTCTGTAGCCGGAGAATGGATACAACTTGAATTTATGAATGGAGTTACTAATATTTCTAGTGTAGTTTATTCAGGAACAGGTCTACAAGCAAATTTTGGTCAGATAGTTGTTTGTGCATCAAATAACCAAACAACATTTACACAATTATTAGCAACAGGTCATGGTTATATTGAAGGTACATACAATATATCTTCTAATAAATCGTACAGATATGTGAGAACAATTTGTTTAAAAAAATTTCAAGGTGGTAATTCATTTTGTACAATTAATGAATGGAAAATTAACGGGATTATAGGAGTCGGAGGTCAAGTTTCAATAGAAGATTTTAGAGCTAGTGGAAGTACAAAAGCAAGAGGTGTTACAGGTATCCCTACTTCTGGTCAAATTTCTTTCGCAGATTTTAGAGGTAAAGAAGCTATACCTGTAGTGAGTGGTCTTATTGCTAAATATACAGGAGAAAGCTGGAATGGTAGTACATTAGTAGATGAAACTGGTAGCGGATACAATACAAATGCTAACAAGGGAGGCGCTATAAGTACAACTACATCTTCTAATAATAGTCTTAAATATATGACTGGAGGTACAGGTGCAGGTTTACAATTTCCAACTGGTATATTGCCATCTACATACACTGCTATTTTTCTAACTAGATATAATGGTACAAATAGATTACGTATTATGGATGGGATTAATCAAAATTGGTTATCTGGACATTGGAATGGTAGGTCTGGTGTTGCTTTTCATGAAGGTTGGGTTCATTACTCTGATGTAGATTATTACAATAATACATGGGTCTTATCCACTGACCAAATCAATTTATATAGAAGCAATGGACAAGAACGAGGAACCAGTGGCGGTACATCATCTACACGCTTATCTTTAAATTATGGTATGCATACAGGTGTTACATACAACGAAAATAGTGATTGGGCGTTTTATTGTCTCTTTGTTTATAACAGAAATTTATCTATCTCAGAAATTCTTCAAATGGAAGAATACCTACGTAACAGATATCAAACATTTATCATGACTACTTACAATTGGTATACCTTATTTAATAGAATTAATTCTAATTTTACAATTTCACAATCTGGTAGTGACCCAGACGTTCAACTTCAAATGAATTCTACTGCAACTGGTAGTTCTAATACAAGCTTATGGTACTCTCAACGTATACAAAATTACTCACAATTTGTTGCAGAATTTGAAATTTATATGAGTGGTGGAGCTGATGGTAGCAGTTTCAATGTAGGATTTAATTCAACTGGAGGATTTTGGGGTGAAGGGCCTAATGCACCAGCATTTTGTTTAACATTCCATGTTTGGCAATCAAGAACTAACGGTATTTATCTCTTTGATAGCTCAGGTAACCAAGTTGGATTTTATAACTATGCAGTTGGTGAAAATGTTTGGAGACCTGTTCGCGTACTTTACACTCGAAGTACAACAAATACATGGCAGATTTTTTTTAATAATACAAACATAATTAATTATAGTAATCCTAATAATGAAAGTTGGGTGACAAGTACCTCAGGTGCTATTTTTGGATTTGGCTCTCGTACTGGTGGTGTTACTCATAACTTTTATTTAAGACGATTCACTCTAAACTCACCGGATTTGCAAGACTAAGTTTAATTTTAATTTAATTTTAACTAAATTAAATTATTGTACAATATTAAGGAATAACACATCATGGTTATGCAAACATCTGGCTCTATTAGTCTCAGTCAAATTAGAAACGAATTCGGCGGACCAACCTCCGTTGGACCTATTAGTTTAAGTCAATACAAAGTTGGAGGCACATATGGTGGACAGGTAGCCTCAAATCCAAATAATATTCCAAATTCAAATTCTTTAATTTCACTTAGTAAATTCTACTCTGCAGCTAAGTGGACATACCCTGCATCTTATTCTGCTGTAAATCAATTAGGCGTATCGGGAGGATGGAGTATTACTAACCAAGACGCTAGTGCTAAAAATATATGGATTGACCCATTACAATATACAGCTGGTCCCATTGCTAATTATCCTATTAACTTTTATTATATATTCCAAAATGCAACAGGTGCTGATATATCTGGAAGTATTTATGTATTCCAAGATGATAATGGTACTTATTATTTAAATGGTTCTACAATCGGCAATTATACTTATTCTGGGTCTACTAATACAATTAATACCACATTTAAAGTTGGACAAAATCTATTCCAAGGTACTCTAACTAATGGAGGTGTTGGTCCAGGGGGCTTTCAATTAACATTTACAAATAATTCAGGGGGTAATATCATGTATACAGATAGCAATTGGAAAGCTGATGCACAATGTCTTTTACATTACAATAATTGGCATACTTCTTTTACTGCTTATAACCGTTCAGGTACTGCATTATCTAAAAGTGGTAGTGACCCAGATGTTCAATATCGATTAGGCTTTAGTACAGGCGGAACTATAAATTTATTATATTTAACATCATCCTCCACAATTTTAAATTATTCAAGCTTTATACTTTATTTCGAAATTAATGTTACAACTGGAAGTGGTGCTGATGGATTATTTGCATTCTTTGGTTCTAACAGTACAAATATTATAGAAGGCGGTGGTTATAATAGTTTCACTATCGCATTCCAAATTTACACAGGTGGTGGCAAAGCAAGAGGTATATATTTATACAATGGAGCTGGTACTCAAATTGGATTTTATGCAACATCTGGATTTATAGCAAGTGCCTGGCAACCTGTTTATGTTTACTATACAAAAGGAACAACAAATACATGGAAAATAAACTGGAATGGTACAGATGTTATTACTTATAGTGACCCTAATAATGCATCATTTATTACAAATGCTGGACAATATTCTGGTTTCGGATTTAGAGATGGAGGTGTTTCGGGTTCTGCTTATGTTAGACATGTTCAAGTATATAATAAAGCTTAAATAATCTTATTACTTCAATCAATTTTGTAATGTCATAATAAATTTACTAGTCAATAAATTTTGTAATGTCAATAAATTTAATCATCTTATGAATAAATTTATTTATTTAATTTCTATACTTATATTAATATAAGGCAACATGAGTTTTGCACCTAAACAGTTCATCCGTAGTGTTGATTTTTTATCTACTGAAAATGCAATAAATACAAGTACAGGTTGTGTCAATATTTTTGGTGGTATGTCTGTCTCTAAAGACTCCTACTTAACTAACATGATTGTAGTTGGTAATAGTACTGTTACTAACTTGAATATTACTGGTGCTTTAATCACTAGTACTGGAAATACTTTAACTAGTTCTCAATGGACTAATATTGATTCTAATTCAGATATTTACTTTGGTACATCAGCTAATGCTTTCGTTGGTATTGGTACAACAACACCAACATTTAATCTTGATATTTCTGGCGGTTCACGTATTACTGGAGGATTAACTGTTGGTAACTTAAATGTAAATACAGGAGCAACTATCACAAATATTCTTAATACAACTATTTGTACTGGAACAACGATTGTTAGTGGAGGTATAACAACTGGCACTATCAAAGTTACAGGAAATGCGGATTTATCTACGGGATTAACCACTGTAACAGATTTAACTGGCACAAATATTACTTCTGCTACTATTCGAGCATCTACACTTATATCTACTGCTAATTTAGGTGCAAGTAATATAACAGTTGGAACTATCCGAGCGTCTACTCTTATATCTACTGCTAACTTAGCAACAAATAATTTTAGTTCAGGAACTATTCGCGCAACTACTTTAATCACATCTGCTAATATAACAGCTAATAATTTTACAGCAAATAATTTGGTCAGTTCAAACATTACAAGTAGTAATTTACAAGTATCTGGGACTATTAACTCTGGAGATATTACTGTAGGTAATATTAACTTTACTGGTAGCTTATATCAAAATGGAAGCGCTTATCTTGGAAGTCAATGGACAACAACTTCTGGAAATACATTAACTTATACATCTGGAAATGTTAGTATTAATAATACATTCACTACATCAAGATTAAATGTATCTAGTACTGCGTCATCAAGTAATAGTTCAACTGGTAGTGTTGTTCTTCAAGGTGGACTATCTATTAATAACCTGACAAATGCTACAAGTGTTTCTGATGGAGGGGCTTTAACTATTGCTGGTGGTGCTGCTGTATCTGGTGACCTTATTGTTGGTGGTAGTATTCTTTATTCTAATGCTGCTGCCGCTAGTAGCACTTTTGCTTATTTAACATTAACAGCATCAGATTGGTCTACAGATATAGCAAATGGAAGTTTAGTTGTTTATGGTGGTATTTCAATTCAGAATACAACCAATGCTACAAGTGCATCTTCTGGAAATGGTTTAACTATAGCTGGTGGTGCTGGTATTGGTGCAGATTTATATGTCGGTGGAGTTTCATATCTTCCTAACATTGTGACCACGAATATAACCTCTGGAACTATCCGTGCATCTAATGGATTTATTTCTACTTTTAACTCAAATACTATTGGAAATATTTTTACAACTGGTGGTAACGTTGGTATTGGCACTACAATCCCAAGTTTTAGTCTAGATGTCTCTGGAGGTATTAGAATAAACAATAACCAATTATACCTAGACAGAGGAACTAATTCTCCAGGCATTATTCATATTTCTATGAGAAGTACAACTGGAATACTTACATTCGGGATGGGATTGCATGGTGTAACCGCTGGTAATTATTCTATATGGAGTTATAACACGAATGGTAGTTATTTAAGTAGGCCACTTTCTATAGATAGATTTAGCGGAATAGTTCTTTTTGAATCAGGAATAAGTACTTCTAGTTTACTCGCAACAAATATGACTGTCACCAATATGAATAGTTCCACAAATACTATAGGAACTCTTAATGCAAGTGGTGCAACTATTACAAACTTATTATCTACTTCTGCAAGTTCTGGGTCTATTAACGCTACCGGTATTACAACAACAAGTTTATTAGCTACTTCTGCAAGTATTGGTAATATTAGTGCGGCATCTATCAATTTATCTAGTAATCTTAATGTTGCCGGTACTCTTACCGTAGTCAATGTGACAACAACTAACTTAACAATGTCAAATGGTAATGCACTTTTAAATCTTGTTACATCAGGAACTATACTTAATACAGGAACAATTACTTCTGGACCTGTGGTATTAAGAACACCTAATAATTTCCATGGTAGAGCATTAACTATAAGTACTTTAACTGCTGGAAATTCATATA